AAGATTAAGATTCTTCCTGTTGATATCACCACCAGATTCTTTACGCATGTTAATAAACTCTTCAATCTCCGGATGAGATATGTCCATGTATGCAGCATAAGAACCACGTCTTGTAGTGCCTTGATTGAAGGCTAACATCTGAGAATCTACTACATGCATGAAAGGAATTGAACCAGTAGACTTACTACCGTGAGTAGTAGAAATACCGTTACTCCTAATGTCTCCCCAATATCCACCAATACCTCCACCTGAAGATGCCAACCAAATATTCTCGTCATAATGATCTGATAACCCAGTGCGACTATCAGGTACATAATTGAGAAAACAGCTAATAGGAAGACCACGACTTGTTCCCCCGTTACTAAGTATAGGAGTGCTAAACATGAACCAACAAGAGGAACTGTAGTGATAAAGCCTTTGAGCCAATTCAAAATCCGTGTGACCTTTGTAGGTTGCCCCGAAGACCGAGGCACGGGCAAACGCTTCTTGTGCATGTGTTTCATTCTCCCATAAGTATCTGTCTTTTAATGTATCAAGACTAAACTTATCTAATAGTTTTTCATTACTGTAATTAATTTTTATACCTAAGTATTCTTTTATTCCTACTTTATCCTCAATCATTGTTTGTTTCCTTGTCAAGTATGTTCAACATAATTATACAATAGTGTAGTATCTTTAACAAATCTTTTCTATTCTTACCGTCTTTGTTTCCGTAACGTTTAGCATACTTCATAATGTTTCCAATACAAAAGCCTTCGCCATGACCAGAATCAATAATAATATCAGTTGCTTGATACTTATCGGAAGCATAGTGTTCACCGTAAGTATTGTCAATATATTCTTTTAACTCAACTATATACCTTCTTTCGTTAAATTTATACTCCATCGTTTCTCCAGTCATCAGGTAAAGTATCTTCACTATACCATCTAAAGTTATTTGTTTCAGCCCATTCAGCATGGGTACGTTTTGTTCCGTCCTTCCTAACCTTTGCTCCCGGCATAGGAGAGAAAGGTTTTTGAAATAAGAAGACTAACTCCATGTTAGAAGGTAGTGCTTCTCTTATCCAAAGATACTTACTGTACTCAGCGTGGTCCCAGAATCTACCCTTTGCTTCTAACAATATAGTTTTATCTTCTATTGTTTTAGCAAAGTCTACTTCGTAATCTTTCTTAATGATATACTTAATAGACTCATAGTGATGTTTCCAGTCTTGTAATATAGTTTCATGTAAGGTAACTTCCCACATGCTATCATATCCTTTAGGTATTCCTATCTTCTTTGGTCTCGGTTTACGAGGTACTCTTTTAGGCATTGATGTTCTCCAGTGTTACATCGGGGTTACGTTTTACTTTTTTATAAAACCATTTTAAAGTATAAGCACTCATTCTAAATTGTCCACCTGCAAAGATATGTGTTTGCGTAGGTAAGAACTCATCTAGGTTTTGTCTATTGATTCTATTAGGGTCTTCTCCATCAGGAACCATAGTTCTAATCCATTCAATGAGTAAGTCTTTTGCTTTTCTTCTTAACTGCTTTGATCTTTTACCACTCATACTTGTGTCACCTCTATGACATTAGGAACTTTAGGTACTTGAGTTAAGTATCTTAGTCCATTAGAATATTTAAATACTCTTAAACCTTTACCTTCATTAGAATCTTTATGACATTCAAACTTATGTCTGCAATATACACACTCTCTAGGTAGTTGCATGTTGCCTGACTTGCCATCTGGTATAGGATTATAACATAAATTAGGTGGCTTGTCCAGCTTTACTGCTGCTTTAACATCCCTTATTTTCTTCTTGATGTTAGGCTTATCAAAGTTATCTGGCTTGTATAAAGCTAACTCACCTGACTCTTTATTTAAAGCTAAGAATCCACCGTTGCTTGTACCTTCTGCTGCTTCATACCCTGCAAGTTGAGCCATGTATCCAAAGATATCATTCTCTGCTAGTGTTCCATCTTTAAACTTCTTAAAAGCAAAGCCTGAAGCTGTCTTAATATCTACAACCTCACCATCAATAACACAATCCATGTGTCCTTTGATGCCTGATACTGTAACTTCTTTTTGTTCACTAGTAACTGTATGTCCTGATAGCTTTATTAGAAACAATACAATCTCTTCAAGCAAGTGCCCATATAAGAACTTAATAAACAAAGAGGGTGGCATCCTTTCAGGAGTACCTTCAGACTTCATGTCAAACCATAACTGTCTTTCTTTCTTACCTATGTTAGACATACGAAGAGTAGACTTACCACGTGGTTCAGGGTGTGACCAACTGTAAAGAATCTCTTTCATAGACTCACCAAACTGTTCTATGGTGTCCTCGTCTAGGTCAATATGATCGCCATCAGCAAGTACACCTATCTTATTATATATATCTTCTACTAATGTGTCAAGAGTTTTCTTTGATTTAGCCATGTTTAAACGACCTCCATGTTATTTATTATATCTTTTGCTATCTTTATATCTAACTTAAACCATTCACCTTTACGTTTGTCTGCTTTCTTAGCACATAAAGTATGGGCTGTTTGTTCAGCAGTTCGTCTATCATCAAAGTATTTTTTAAACTTTAATTTAAAATCTCTAAGAGGACTAGATGTTTGATAACCTTTGCACCTATCTCCTGCATCAATAGCCATGCCAATTTTAATCCAGCCCTTCCAAGCAGGATTAGTTATAATATACACTTCTCCTTCAGAGGATGTAGTGTATCTTGATAAAGAACTAAATGCTGCATCCTCAAATGTTTTATAGTTTCCTGCTTTGTACAAAGGATGAGACATAGGAATATACTTACCATTAACAAACATCCGTTTTGGGTTGATGATAGCGATAGTGTTTTTATTAGCTACTTTCCTACATGATTTACAGTACGCATCATAGCCTCCTTCATTATGTTTGTTATGGTAATAATCTTTTAAACTTTTTATTTCTTTACAGCTCGGACATTTTTTATCAATGTGTTTCACTCCAGTCCCTCCCTATTTTGTATTCGCCATCTAAAGGACAACGAAGATTATAAAATTCACCTGCTTGTTTAAAACTTTTAACTGCCATCTCTCCAACAAAATCTGCTTGAGATTCTTTGACTTCAATCTGCCACTCATCATGGATGTTAGCTACAAACTTATAGTCTATAGTATTTAACTTAAGTAATCCATCAAGTATAGTTAAAGCTTTCTTCATAACAATAGCACCTGCTCCCTGTAATAAAGTGTTCAGAGCTGCATGATTATTTCTTATGTAAAGCTTTCTACCATCTAATCCTTTAAGGAATTTTTTTCCTGCTGCTCTTGTAACTCTATCTCTAAGAGATTTAAATGCAGGGTTATTATCGAAGAAATATTCTCTAGCTCGTCTACCATCTGTCGTATTTCCTTCGACCACTTTGCCAAGCTTTTCGTCTCCTGCACCGTACATGAGTGCATAGATGAATGTTTTTGCCTGATTTCTTGATTTAAGTTTTGCAGCTTTTTGATTAGCTGTGTGTATATCTCCATCTAATATCTCCTTGATATATGTTTCATCGTCCATATAGTGTGCTAACATTCTAAGTTCTAGACCACTAGCATCTACACCTAACAGAACATTGCCCTCATCAACAACCCAACAAGACCTACACTCTTTACCATAAGGACTATGAACCGATGGAACTTGAGCCATGTTAGGATTTCTGTGAGTCATCCTGCCTGTGATAGCACCGTTAGGTATGACAAAGCCATGAACTCTACCATCATCTCTAACAGAACTAACCCATGAATCAACCTGTGCTATTCGTTTCTGTATCAATAAGAAGTCTGCTATAAGTTTAGCTTCACGTATATGTGTAACCTCTGATAAAGTTTTCTCATCGACAATCGGCTGACCAGTAGGTGTAAACCTTTCAGGCTTCCAACCAAAGTCGATAAGATATTCTCCTATCTGTTTACGAGAACCAAGATTAAAGTCTTGTAACGTTTGTCTCATAAATGGTTCATAGTTCATAGTGTTTAAACACCTTGCATATTCATCATCGGTAAGACCACGTTTAGAAAGCTTACCATCTGTCGTCCTAATGTAAGGCGTAACTAATTTAGTATCTACCCACTTAGGTTTAAACGTATCGTGAACTTCGTCTTCTATCTGTTGTTTCTTTTCTCTTAGCTCTGCCAAAAGAACTAGTGCAGATTGCATGTCAAACTTAAATCCATTTACTTCTTGCTGTTTTATAATACCAGCTATAGACTGTTCTAGTTCAATGCAACCTTTACTAAATCCTTTGGATTCATTACGTAAGTTTTTATATACTAAAGTATTTAAAGTAACATCACGAACACAGTAGTCTAACATTTCATTAGAATAATTTAAGTAATCTTCAAACTCAATCTTAGATAGTCCAAGTCTAAAGCCCCAGCTTTCTAAGCTATGACCTCCATCTCTATTAGGATTGAACAGCCTTGATAATACAAGAGTATCTATTACTTCTTTATTACTGAGATCAATACCACCAAACTTCTGCACCATAGGTATATCAAACCCAATGATGTTATGTCCAATAAGTCTGTCTGCTGTTGCAAGAAACTTATACCCCTCTTCTAATTTATGAGGAGGGAATTTAAATATCTCACCTGTCTCTGCATCTTGAGCTACAATACAATGTACAAGGGTTGCTTGTAGATCGTCTGTCTCAATATCAAATACTAAATCCATAATTAAAATGCCTCATCTGCTGACGGGTCAAACTCTATGTCCTCA